ATCGCCGGGGAACGTTATCGCCGGAATCGTTATGTCCAGATGAACATCATCGGCATCGACAATAGCGCCTTTAATGTTCTTCGGCAGATTGTCCATATTATCGAAAGAGCGCCCGAACTTGAGTCCCTGGTTATGTGTGTTTTCGATCATCAGCGCGATATTACTAATGCGTTCCCTTTGGGTTAACGGGGTGGAAAGACTAGCGGCGGCGGGCAAAACTCCGGACTTCCAGCGACCCTTGTAGGGTAGCCCGACAATGCCTTGACTGGCGGAATAAGAGGAGCCGCTGTTGGTCAGGGTGATAGAGCCGGAAGATACGGTAAAGGTGGCTATTTCATCATTTGTGTCACGGAGGCACATTCCGTCCGCCCACACGACCACGGACTCGCCTTCAAGATGTTCGATGGCATCGACGGTAGAGGACGCCGGATTATTGATGAACATCATAAACGAGTCGGCTTGACAATTATAAGTCTCGCCAATGCACTCCGACTCCAGGGCCCATTTCTCAAGGTAGCGTTTATCAACCCCGTTTATTACCCGCTTAACCACATAGTAGACGACATCCTCTTCAAAGCCGGGAAGAACAATTACATCCTCAATGACGCCGTTCACCCAGTCAGCATCCCCAGTCTCAATATTAACAAAAGCCTTTACGTCTTCGGTTGGGTTAAAGATCAGGACCGCCACGGTGCCATCGGCTCTGAGGAAATGAACCCGCGTGTCAGGTTGCCTTTGAACCGCAATCCTCACAATTCCAGGGTCGCCAATATCAGGGACCAAAATAGTCAAATCAAGGGACGTATAATCGAAGGCTTCAAGGTTGTCGAATTCAATAAGATAAACCCTAAAGCCCCCTCTTTGGACAAAAATGCCACGGTGGTCAACGACCACGGCACCGATGGCCGAAGACCCTTGGCTGGACGCAACTTTCAAATTGAAATTGGTGGGCGTCAGCGGTTCGTCTTGGGTGCTGGAACGGGCCGAAAGTTCGAGGCTTTCCGTTCCAATTACAAGACGTTGCAAACCAAGAAGGAAATTAAATGAATCAACAGGGCCGACACCGACCGACCGGATGATTGGGCCGGAATCTCCCTCAACTTCATCATCAAAGGAAGCGAAGGCATCGGACACTGATGCTAAGATGAAGTCCTTTCCAACCCACCATAACCGGCCCTCGTATATAACAACGGCACTGGGAAAGCCACGAACGTCGTTCCAAATCCCCTCATTCCAAGCGACGGTTGATGTGGTTCTACCCATGCGATTCAGTATGGCGATATTGACGACGGTGGCAGATGTGTATTTGGTCACGCGGCAAGTTCCGGTGATGCCGCCACCGCTGAATTCCAGGGTGCATGTCGCCGTGCCTGAAGTGAAATCCCCCCCCTGGACGCCAATTCGATAGAAGACGATTTCGTTGTCTAATCCGTCATCAAGTGTGGTGTTCTGGTTCGCCGTGTAGGTGGCTACATCGGTGAACGAAGCTTCGTCGTCAACTGATCGCTCTAGCGTGACCGTGGCAGTCCAAGTGCCGGTAATGTCAATGTCGAATACCCGGCTGTCGCCAACCCCGGTGACGCGAATGACATCTGAAACTTGGTTTTCGTCATCAACGGCTATCGAAACCTTCTGCCCGACTGACCGCAACCGGAACAGACTCCCAACATGTTCGGGTTTAAAATAGTCTTGAGAGGCGGTCAACGTAGTGTCGCCGGACAAAGCCGCCGCCGTCATAGTAAGAGTGGTAAGATTGAGACTTCGGAACGGGCCGTCTTCCGTTTCGTATTTTACCAGTGACCAAGATTCGCCCCCGCGCCGTTCAATCCTTCTTTGCTGGAACCCGTTGCAGGCGACAAAGATAACATCGCCTGACTGATACCAGCGTAAATTATCAAGGTCTGCCACTCTCCACGGTGCCGCCAAGGTCATCATGCCAGCGGACTCAATGGCAATTGAATCGACAAGAACGCTGTATTGAGTCCTTGAAGAGAAACGAATATGGAAATTGCTTGAAGGGGTGAAGACTAGGGAATGCTGTCCAGTGCCCAAAGTCTGTTCGTTAATGAAATCTTCCGCACCAGAGGACGAACCACACCGGAAAAGTACCGGGCCTCTCTCAATGATGATTTTCAAACCGTGTTTAACGCCAATATCCGCCGTCGCCACGGTGACTTGCTGATCGCGGATGGCTCGGTTGAACCGTGTGCCCGCAAGATCAAGATAGCCGCCGGTAGCAAATTGCGAAGTCGCCCCGGCTTCATCATTATCGGTCCAGCCGGTTAAATTAGAGGTGAACAGGCCGTTTGAGATAGTGGTTGAAACACCTACTCTGGTGACAATCTGTTCGTCAACGCGAACCCGCATGGTCGAATCCGTGATCTCGACGATGGCGGTGTCATCTGCTGAAAATACGAAATCCAAGTGCTTGGCTTCGGCATTCCCGTTGGTGGAATCAATGAATTCCAAGCCCGGCCTTAAAGTCATGGACCCAAGTGTTCTTGGCATCCAGTTCACGGAAGACTCAGCCGCCAGCGCAACCCGCTTCACATCAACACGGGCCACGGCTCTTTTGTCGATTATGCCACGATTGAATATGGCGAGAGGGGCATTATCCTTTGCCATTTGGTTACCCTGTCAAGTTGCTTCGGGAACCTCTATCGCGGTGCCCCCCGCCACGGCCACGTCTTGCGCTGGCCCACCCGCCGGGGGCGTGAAACTTGGCCCCCTCATTCCAGGCATCGTTTGATTTAGCAATCTGCAAAGCGTTCTGCGCGAGTGCGAAGACTTTTTTTACATCAGCTTCGCTCTGGAAAACGCGGTGGACTATTTGGGATGCAAGATACGCCTCGAAATAATTCACGAACGCTTGGGGCCAAACAGAAAGGTCTGAGCCGTAGGATGAATCATCGGAAACATATTGGACATAAATGGTGTCGATGTCTGCCCACCAATATTGCTGTTCGTCATTGAATTCCCGGTGAGTCATTGAATTGGAAAAATATTCATCGCTTGCAAGACGAACGGTTTTTTTCCAGTCGGACGGTTTTGAAAAGGCACGGGAAAAACTAAATCCAGGGTCAGAAACCGAAGTGTCGTAATTAATCTCGATTGTCCGAATGGCGAAGTTCCAATTGCCTTGCTCAAGGGTGAATCCAATCGCGTTTTCATCATAGGCTTCATCCAGAAGCCGCCTGTTTTCGACGGCATCCGTGAGCGCGGCAATGGACGCCTGACCTAGTACCCGGAGAGCGCCTTTATACAGGGTCAGTTTCGAGGTTGCCATGATTTAGCCGTGGGCTTTGATGTGGCCGGACATCCATATAACGGCCTGTTTCTTGGTATCAAATCCGTCCTTGATGCGTTCATTATCATCCTTGCGGATGATGCCCCATTTCAATGGCGGGCTTATCCATTTGACGAAATATTTCTCGGCGTCGGTGTCGCTCTGTACGTCGATGGGGAACAACTGAAGTTCCTTGACCGTTGCTTGGTGCTGGTCGGCATACAGGCAGAGATAAATCCCGTACCAAGTGCCGTCCTTGGGCATAACGCGGATTTCCGTCATGGCCTTCATCTTTGGAGCAACATGCGCCCAAAATATCGGGTTTTGAACGTCTTCGGGCATGGTGCCGATGGGCGGATAGGCCGTATACATTCCCTGTACCTGTTCGGTCGGCTGGAAATCTGCTTCGGCAATTTTCCTGACCCGTGGGAGGTCAACAACGTTCTTAGTCTCGTCTTGGGCCTTATTCATCGCCTCGGCAATGGCCGTGGCTTCGGATTCTTCTTCAGGTTCCGGTGTCGAGGTTTCTTCTGCTTGTGAAGATTCTTTCGCTTCAGCCATTTGTCTTCCTCTCATAAAAAGGGGTGACTGGCCCCGGAATGGGGCCAGTCAGTTATCCTTCGGTGTGAAGTGGAATTAGGACGCGGAACTCGTCAAGATGCCGACACTCAAGGTCGCGTAAGTCGATTGGACTTCCGTGAACATATGCCGCGAAACGCGGTCAGTGTCGCTGGCACTATTGGATGCACCAGTTTCAAAAACATCAATCTGATCGCCAATCTTAGCGCCGAGTACCTTGGCATCCGTAAAGTGCGTGGATGCCACGACCACCGCTCTGGCATGTGAAGACACATAGAACCAGTTACGGGGTCCAGCAATCGGCTGATCGCCAATCAGAAGCGGAGGGTTCGCGCCAGCACTTGAACTAGCTTTTGCATACGCCATGTTCAGCCCTCCTAAGTTGCAACGTAGGCGGAACCGTCATGGTTCATCAAGACGCCGCCAGCGTTTTGCAAAAGCTTCGAGCCCATGAAGGCCGACACACGGGCATACGAGTAATCCTGTTCCTCGTCATAGCCGACGACGTTCTTGGTGGACTCATTGAGCGAGTCCGTGTCGAAAGCGTGGCCGATGCAATTGCGGTGATAGACGTAGCACTTCTCGGTCGAGCCTGTAGAACCGGCACCGACTGAGCCAGTGAGCCGTGGATGGACAATCCAATTGATGCCCGCCCAACGCCGGAACAATTTCGTCGCTCCGACAAAAGGTTGAACAGCAACATAGTCGGAAGACGAATATTCGGGAATCTGCATCAAGTACCCTTCAAAGGCAGGGGTGATTAGACCGAACATATTGTCTTCCTCTTCGATGGGAACGAAGTTGTCCCCAAGGATGACTTTGGCATGAACCACCATGTCGAGGGTGGCGGTCGCCGCCGAAGTACCAACGTCGTTGGTCAGGGTATCAAGTTGGGCGATGATGTCATCGTCGATCTTCCGATTGATGACGGCCATCGTAGTCTTTTGCATGATGCGTTTCTGGTTGCCTTGGCTGGCAAAGATATTGAAGCCAGTCTTGCGAACCAGATCATGCCACTCCAACAGCGTGGCGGTGAGTTGGGTCAGATTGTCGGCACGGGCCGGAATCAAACCGTTCACGCCGCGAGTTGTCGCGGTAGCAGAGCCGGAGTCCGCCACAAGGAAAGTCGCTTGGTTTCCCTTGATAACGGTTTCGGTGACTGTGGTCGTGCGTAAGCGTGATTGCTCGTCCTCGAAACCGGCGATGAACTCCTGACGGTACTGAATCTGATATGCTGTTTCAGCCATCGGATTTACTCCATCATTGGTTAAGATGACGGGTTATCCAAAATTCGGGGAAGGGGGTTGTCCCTTGCGGGGGCCGCTATGTCCGATTATGGGACCGTGGTTGCGTAGTGGGCCGGGGCCGCAAGGGCGGGTTGTCCGGGTCGTTTAAACAAGATTAGTAAATTAAAATTATTTTGTCAAAGTGCCTATAAAATTTTGTTGATTCTCTGTCTTTGCTGGCATTATCTTCCTACCCCAACTCTGATAGGTTTAGGTATATTCAATCTACGTCCTACTTCATAGTCTAGCCTTTTAAGTAGCTTTTTGACTGTCTTATCCTTGAATATACCCTTCTTTGTTAATTCCAGATCATTAAGTTGTATTCTAAGACTCGCAATTTGATGACTAACTATTCCTGGGCCAACTGACTCCACCTGACCTTGTTCTAGACCGCTTCTTATTTCTATAATTTTGAGTAAAGATTCTTCATTTATTTTCGCCCCATTCCCAAACACGGGAAGTTTACCATCAGGGGTTAGGATTGCTTTTCTTAAATCAAAATCTCTCATAAAAGCTACATGCGCCATTTCATGTAGGGCGGTTTGGAATGTTCTTGGTTTTCCCCTTTGAGGGGCATAGGAGGCACCCACTACAGAAAACCCACCAGAGCCAAACTCTTCCTCTAAATCACGCTCCTCTAGTATTTTTTTTAAAAACGGCTCTCCTTCTAGTGCATATAACTGAGGGGGGTAAGTAATAGCCCCCACATAGCCTGAAAACCTTGCAGACTACCTGGAGGGAAGTTTATATCACTGAAT